GTATATAAACCTGCTAGTTGGTCATCACCTGCAAAAGGAGTTAGGTTTGATCTTCGCATCATTAAGGAGCGCGAATGGTTATATGAAAATGCTGAATATACCGGCGGTTATCTTTATCACAATGCGGGAGTAACTGATAATGACTAGAGATCAACAACAGCAAGAGTTTTTTGAGTATATTAAGGAGGACATTCCTGACATTGATGAAAAACTATTTGAAGATATTGCTGAGTTGGGTGTTGAGAATGTAGATCAATGGGAAGATGCTTATGTATGCAGTATGCCCACATCTATAGATGTTGAGGCACAATTTACAGAGCAATTGATGGATGATTTGGGTTATCTTAGTGAAGAATCAGATATTCCTGACTTCTTAACTAGTCACATTGATTGGCAAGAGGTTTGGGATTGTGAATTAAGGCACGATTATATTACTATTGAATCTCAAGATCAAACACATTTCTTTTCAAGACATTTTTAAGTGACATTGTTAGTAACCTCCAAACGTCTTCTATAGTATGATTTACAATATTCGCATTGAGTTTAGGAATGGAACTGATAAGAAAAGTAATCAATGCTTTCAAACTTCATGATCAGATAGCAAACAAAATCTATCCTCATGAGTGGAAAGAAATCACCTTAATTCCTAATCATCATGCCAACTGATTTTCCAATCTACAAGAAGAAACTACCACAAATCTGGATTGAAGATGACAAGTTTATTATTGAATCATCTTCCTTCAGATATGTGATTTGTGATGACTTAAAACTCTTGTTTAAGTTATGCAGACGATTTAAGTCTGATACAATCAACCAAACCTATGCTACATAATTCTCTCATCATGACAACACTATCACAACTCAAGCAACGAATTGACAAACTAATTGAAGATCAAGGAGAAGATTCACCAGTTGCTGCATTCATCTATACTAAAGAAGATGTAGTACAATATGATGTTAACGGAAATGAAGTTGAGATTGAAGATAATAAGATAGTTGAAGATGTGTTGCATAATGTAGTATATACTGATTGGATTTACACTACAATTCAAGATAGTATAGATGATCAACTTAGTCATAAATCTTAAACAACAACAAACACAATCATCATGAAGAAACTAACATTGGAGCAACACGAGTTTGATGTAATCAAAGAAATAATGGCAGAGCGGTTATGTAAACTTAGGGACTCAATTGAGAGGAATGGTGATAAACTAGATGCATATGAAAGAGATATTAGAAACTATACAACTTATGACATTCACTGTAAATTAATGGAGAAAAATTTGTAGTTATTGTTAGTTACCCCCAAATGTCCCCTATAATATGAACACAAATTCAAAGAACAATATGAGACACTACGGAAACGGAATCCATGCGAGTAATGATTTTCTAGCACAAATTGCTGCTGATGCTATTGCACAGGAGAAGTGTGAAAGAGAGGCACGATTGAAGTATGGTAATGCATTCAAAGGTTACGGTACTTGGAATATCTCAGACAGACATTAAAACTCAACAAACTATGATAAACAAAATAAACTTCACTGATGCTGAATTAATGATGATTGATCAAGCATTGAGTGAATATCAGGATCACATTGAATCTGATGAAGAGTCTGATATCTATGAATCTATGATGAGTAAAATGCTTTCTCTTCTCGCCTTATATTGTTAGTTACCTCCAAAAGTCCACATTAGTATAACACACACATTTTTCAGTACCATGCGAAAGATTGAACGCCAAATGAATGCAGCAATTCGCCTCTCAAAGAACTGGTCTAATTCAAATACAACAGTTCAATTTAATGAGGAAGATGATACCTCAAATGTTTATCTTCATGGCAACTTAATTGCAATCATTGGTGATACATTCATTCAACTATTTGATGGTGGTTGGCAATCAAACACTACTAAATCACGTCTTAATGCTATACTAGCAGAGAATGGAAGTGGTGGTGATTGTGTATTTCAAAAGAACTTTAAATGGTTTTTTAGATCTATTGATACTCCATTCTTTTCTGGAATGATGTTATAATACAGACACTTATGAAACATGTTGACATTATGGGTAGGATTATCGGATCATTCCTGGTAGTTAGTGCTTATTTTGTTATCTTACATATTAACATAACAATGGGAGTCCTAATGCAATTTGTTGCTGATGCTATTTCAATTCCATATTTTATAAGAACAAAATCATGGGATGTTGTGGTAATGTTAGGATTTTTATTAATCATTTCATCATCTAAATTAGCACTATAGATATGATTAATGAATACTATCTTCTTTGTATATTCATGATACTAAGTAACACATAGAGAGGGGTTTTATTCCCTCTCTTTTTATGCCTACTTTACGAGCGTTTTTGCCTTATATACATAAAGATTATGCAAAAAATCAATTAAAAAAGGTTTTTTTAATGTATATGTGTTGTTTATACGTTATCCACAATGTATGTGGAAAAGTGTTATAAAGGTGTGGAAAACTGTCAGATAAGTATGCTCCAAGGTGCTCATAAGTGTCTGTTTAAAGTATTAGATAAGCATACAAATAAGGTGCTTATAAATCTTCTGTGGCGTAGTGATCTTGGCGCGCAGGCTATCACACTCGCGCTAAAATGTCAAGGGCCCCCGTATAGAAATTCTGACAGGATTTGCGTTGACTGATAGACAATCTTATGGTATAATATTAGAGTAAATTCACAGTGGCAATATTGTTAGTTACCTTCAAATGTCTTCTATAATGTAAGCACTACTTCAAAATATGACTCATTCAACTGCGCTCGGTATGCTCCAGCAGGGCAACACTGGCGCTGAGATTCTTCAGATCCTAGATGTTATCGTGGAGGACTTTACGCAGGAAAATATCAACGACTGCGCTGAGTATTATGCATCTATCAGCGCTCAGTCTGCAGTTTGATTGATTGTCAGTAACTATCGTATTGTATCTGCAAACTAATGCTAACTAACACACAATTAGACCAGTTAAAAAGAGAATATGCAAGACTCAATACTGAGTGCATGGATTACAAAACTATGGATGAATTTGTATTTGATACTATCTACGAGAACCTAGAAGATTATAATGAAGGTGAACTACTAGAGGAGATAAAAGAAATGCACGGTGATGAGCAACTTGATGATTTAATCAACAAGATATAACCTAATCTCTAGGGGTATTAAGGGGTATTATTGTTAGTTACCCTCAAATGTCCTCTCTAGTATAACCACAACTCAAACAACACTATGACAACGACTTTTCAGACAAATCTCACAAATGAAACCTATAATGGGTGGACAAATTGGGAAACTTGGAATGTTGCTCTGTGGATAGGAAATGATGAGTATTTGTATAGAGAAGCACGTAAATGTTATTCCTATCCTAATTTTGTCGAGCGTATGGGTTTTGCCTCTAGTGCAACACCTGACGGCGCAAAGTACGACAGTCCAGAGTTAGATATCGATGAACTAAATGAAATGATTGAAGAACTCTAAGGAGTCAGTATTAAGTTACATTCTGGGCACGTTAGCGATGCATCGGTAAGTCCCAGACAATTACACACACATTCTAACACACAGCACCACATTATGTCAACCGTTACTAACACTGAAGTTGTACTATTTGCTCTCTCACAGTGTAACACAGGCAACGAAATGCTTGAGTACATTGATAGTTTGATTGATGAAAATAGTGCAGATTGATTGTTAACAACTGTAACCCCCGTACTTGACTGTGTGGGGGTTTAATATTATAATGCAGTATAATACCGTATCGACAGTGATTGCGCCCTTGTGTGATGTTGTGGCGTGGCGCGATGCCCGATTATAAAAAAGCAAACTACCCTAACCTACAGAGGTGACAAAACGCTATCTCTATTTCACTTTCATAAAAAATTTCCGCGCAAAAAATCATGATTAAAAAGGGTGATAGGTACTGGGGATTTTGGAGAGTAGTTTTTGCTGGTTGGTTAATACGATATCCAGGTAAAGTTATCCGCCCCCTTGGAATATTGCTAGGTATTTTAATAGTGATTATATATAAGGCTGTAACGAATTAGTAATGAGAAAAAAAATCCCGGAGAAATAAAATCCATATGGATAAGGTTTATCACATTTATGCAAAGGATCAAGTTATCTTTCATTCATTGAAAGAAGCAGAGTTTAAAAAGATTTGGCAAGAACTTCAAGGAATGGTTGGTTTAATGAGGACTGATTATGTAATTGAAGATTTGTCATATGAGGAAGTATATAATTTAATGGAAGATGATTCATCTACTGGTTCTCCTAGTTTTTAGGTTGACGAATACTAATTTACACACTATAATTGAACTGAAGTAATTTCAAAAACATGGCAAAAGGATTTACGGTTAAGACTGTCCCACCGAAGCAGAAGACTGAGGATTGGGATTATAATGCAATTAAAGCACGAATGAACGGTAAGAGTATTGTATTCTGTTTACCTGGACGTGGATGTAGTTTTGTTTTTCTGAAGAATTTTGTACAACTGTGCTTTGATATGGTACAGAATGGAATGAGTATTCAGATTAGTCAAGATTATTCTTCTATGGTTAACTTTGCACGTTGTAAATGTTTGGGTGCAAATGTACTACGTGGACGTGATCAAGTACCTTGGGATGGCAAGTTAGAATATGATTACCAACTGTGGATTGATAGTGACATTGTTTTTGACACGAACAAGTTCTGGCAGTTGTGTGATATGGCAATCTCTGCAGACGGCACAGAAAAGGAGATTGCTGCTGGGTGGTATTGCACAGAAGATGGACACACAACTTCTGTCGCACACTGGTTAGAAGAAGATGATTTTCGTAAGAATGGCGGAGTGATGAATCACGAAAATGTCGATTCTATCACGAAACGTCGTAAACCTTTCACTGTTGATTACAGTGGGTTTGGTTGGATACTAATTAAGAAAGGTGTATTTGAGAAACTCCCATATCCTTGGTTTGCTCCTAAGATGCAAGTCTTTGAATCTGGTGAAGTTCAGGACATGTGTGGTGAGGATGTCTCATTCTGTCTTGATGCTATTGAGGAAGGTTATCAAATTTGGTGTGATCCTCGGATTCGAGTTGGACATGAAAAAACTCGTATTATCTGATGGGACGTTTTAACGTACTTTATGAAGGACGATTGATCCATACAGATCTCAGTCATGAAGAATGTGCTGAGATCTTACAAACTTATTCCGAACGCTTTTTCTCGGGAGAAGATTTAAATCCAGAACTTATTGAATTAAAGGAGATTAACCATGGTAATAATGAAGGGCGGATGTTATATTCAGAGTACACCGAAGAAAACTCGTCAAGGTAAATCACAATATACTAAACTCAGTCCAACCTCTCGTAATGGACGTAAGAAAGCATATCAAGGACAAGGTAAATGAAACAATATCCTTATCAAGTTACCTATAAACTAAAGAGTTTTGGTAATAAAAGATTTAATAAGAAAGTAGAAGCAGCATGTCAGGCAGAAGCAAAACGATTGTTTGAAGCAGATATGCCATCTGCAACTATTCTTTATGCTACATCAATGCCTCAAAATCGCTAAACATATACATACCTTTGTATGCTTTGAGCGGAAATCTCTAGGATTTTCTAAATACATAGAAGCAGATACATTAATTCACAATGGATGCTCTTATTTGTAATCCTCCATCAATGGAAGTGTGATGGAAGTGTGATTTAACAGATCATCAAAGTGGACATGGAGAATTCATAAAAGGCGTTTGGATATCGGATAAGTCGATACCTGGACGCACTTTTTATTTTGAGACATATTTACCCACCTCATAACTTAATTGAACTTAAAAATGGATTTGAACGTCTTGGAATGGATAAAGAAGACGAATATTTCTGGAAAACTGTAAAAGAACGTGAAATTGAAGAAATTTCTTCAGATTTTAGTGATAAATAACCATATAGAGTACTATATGTAATGCCTGTACAGCGCCAAAGTAAGCAATTCAAAGACATTTTGCCTAGTTTTCAGGTTAGTCCACTAACTTATGATCTTTTGGCGCTTAAAAATGAATATGCGATTGCTAGATCAGTAAAAAATTTAGTTCTTACCGATCCAGGAGAAAGATTTTTTAACCCTGAACTGGGATCTAGAGTAAATTCATTACTTTTTGAACCATTAGACGATATTATTGCTTCAGAAGTAAGGGATGAAATTGAATATGTGATTAATACCTTTGAACCTAGAGTCGATTTACAGGAAGTTACTGCTCTTCCCGACTTTAATAATGGAGAATTGAACGTTACTATTCAATATAATATCGTTGGAATTGAAGCTCATACACAACAACAACTGACGTTCGCGTTACAACCGACACGATAATGCCATTAGTCAACTTTTCTGATCTCGATTTTGATCAGATCAAAACATCTATCAAAGATTATTTAAGATCTAATTCTAATTTTACGGATTATGATTTTGAAGGATCTAACCTATCAACAATTATTGACGTTTTAGCGTATAATACGTATATAACCTCATACAACGCTAACATGTTGTCGAATGAGGTATTCATTGATAGTGCAACATTAAGAGAGAATGTTGTATCACTTGCAAGAAATATTGGATATGTTCCAAGAAGTAGAAGAGCATCGAAAGCAAATATTTCATTTTTTGTTAATACCTCTGGACTTTCATCGCAACCAGAAGTTATCACTTTGAACAAAGGCCCGATGGCAACATCAGAGATTTTTGGCGGAAATAGTTATACTTTTAATGTCTTAGATGATATTACAGTTATAGTTAATGATAAAGTAGCAAACTTCGATAATATTGCCATTGTACAAGGAACATATATTAATACTACCTTTACTGTAGATTCATTTGATCCCAATCAGAGATTTATCTTACCTAATGCAAATATTGACACTGCAACTATTAGAGTAAGTGTTAAACCATCCTCTGGATCGCAAATTAGCAGGAAATACACTCAGTCTGATAGTTTGTTCAATGTTACCCCTTCATCACCCGTGTATTGGGTGCAGGAGATCGAAGACGAGCGATATGAACTAATCTTCGGTGATGGTGTATATGGCATTAAATTAGAATCGCCATCTACAATCGAAGTATCTTATCTGGTTACAAATGGCCCACTTGCCAATGGAAACAGCACATTTAGCTTTATTGGTAAATTAACCACATCTAGAAATGCAGCGGATCTCCGATTTTCAACTGCAATCACTGGTGGTATCTCACCAGTTACTGTGAATACAATTGCATTTGGTGGACAAGAAGTTGAGAGTGTCTCATCGATTAAAAAATATTCAACCAGAATCTATGCTTCTCAAAATAGAGCAGTAACTGCATCTGATTATGAAGCAATCATTCCAACAATCTATCCTGAAGCAGAATCTGTTGCTGCTTTTGGTGGAGAGGAGTTAGATCCTCCACAGTTTGGAAAAGTTTTTATTACGATTAAACCAATCAATGGTGCATTCTTATCATCTAGTATCAAACAGAACTTAATTTCTGACGTTAAGAAATATTCTGTTGCTGGTATCATACCAAAAATTATTGATTTGAAATATCTTTATGTTGAACCAACTGTTAATGCATATTATAACAGTAACATTGCAAAGTCCGCATCATCTGTTACTGATGTCGTAACAAGGAATATTGAAAGATTTGCTGATTCTGAAGAAGTCAATAAGTTTGGTGCAAGATTTAAGTACAGTAAGTTCTTAAAAATTATCGACGACAGCGCAGATTCAATTACCTCAAACATCACATCAGTTGAGATGAGAAGGGATTTGAGGCCTGTGTTAAATAGTTTTGCTGAATACGAGCTCTGTTTTGGTAATAGATTTTACATTAAAAACCATGGACACGGAACTCATGGTGGACAGATCGGTTACAATATTAAATCTTCAGGATTTAGTGTAAGTGGTATTGTTGGTACAGTTTATCTTGCAGATTTCCCAAACAGTGATCTTCAAACTGGAGTTGTCAACTTAATTCAACTTGATTCTCCAACGCAAGCAAGAGTTGTAAAATCAAATTGTGGAATGGTTGATTACATTAAAGGCGAAGTAAAATTAAGTCCATTGATGATTACTAGTACAACAATGAATGAGGGATTCCCTCTTATTCAGGTTAGTGCAGTTCCGTATTCAAATGATGTAATTGGACTTCAAGATTTGTATATCCAACTTGATATGAGATATACAACTGTAACATCAAAACCAGATAACATTTCTTCAGGTAATGATATCTCGGGAAGTAACTACATTGTAAGTCCTAGTTTTGCAAATGGTTCTTTAGTTCGCGGACCAGTTCTTTTGGCAAATGAAATTGTAGGCCCACCAGGAACGGTTTCGGCGACTGCAGTAAATAATACTATAACATCAACATCAACCACCACCACTAGGACAACATATACTGCACCTTGTTCGTGTCAAAAATAATAATTGCCATATCACACAACTGCCAGTATCTAGCACCTCTAGCACCCCGTCTACGCCCTCTTCAAACCCCTCCAGCGGATATTCCTACTAACTGACGTAAAATGATATCTACAGATCTTCAAAGAGTTCAAATTCAAGATGTAGTTAGTAGTCAACTACCATCTTACGTTAGGGATGACTTTCCTCTGGTTGGAGAGTTTTTAAAACAGTATTATGTTTCTCAAGAATATCCTGGAGCATCTGTTGATTTACTCAACAACATTGATCAATATCTTAAGCTGGAGAGTTTAACTAATAATACTGATACAACTAAGACTTCAGCATTTTTAGATATCGGTGACGATACAATCAGTATTGAATTTGATCTTAGTAATAATGTTCTTGGAACGTATCAGTTCCCCGATAAAAATGGACTGATTCAAATTGATGATGAGATCATTCTCTATACAGAAAAGACTCCCAATTCATTTACTGGGTGTATCAGAGGATTTAGTGGAGTTACTTCATATCACAACTTAGATAAAACGGATAAGTTAACTTTCACACAATCACAACAAGATAGTCATATTTCTGGATCGACAGTTGTCAATCTCAGTGCGTTATTATTAAATGAGTTCTTACTCAAGATTAAGAAACAGTTCATTCCTGGATTTGATCAAAGAGATCTTTTTACTAATCTCAATGAAAAACTGTTTGTTTCTGAGTCAAGTTCTTTCTATAAGTCAAAAGGAACTGATAGAGCATTTGAAATTCTTTTTGGTGCTCTCTATGGAGAAACTGTAGAAGTTATTCGTCCAGAAGAGTTTCTTTTCAAACCATCTGATGCTCAATATAGAGTTACCAAAGATCTTGTAGTTGATTTTATTTCCGCCACAGGAACTAATTTAGATAGTGGAGTTAGAACTCCTTTAGATTTAAAAAATCAAACAATATTTCAAGATAATTTTACAAATGTTGCTATTGGAACAACTGGCATTGCAAGAGCAGATTATGGGATTGAAGGAGCATCTGCAACTATTGCTGATGTTGAAAAGTTATTTCTTGGTGGAAAAGACTATTATAAAATTTCTCTTGACTTTGGTTATGCAAAGGACACTGATAGAAGTGGAAGTATTCTTGGAGACTTTTCTGTTCATCCCAAAACAAAAGCAGTTAATGAAATTTCAATTGGTGCAACTACAATTGATGTAGATTCAACTATCGGATTCCCAGATTCTGGTGAACTGGTTGTAGGATCTGGTATTGTAACTTATACTGAAAAGACTATCAATCAGTTCTTAAAAGTTGACGGTGTTACAAGCACCACATCTAGAGAGTCTGATATTAGAATCAATTGCACCTCATATGCATATGTTGGTGTAGGAACCACAACTAGAATTGACTTGAGAATTGGATCAGTTTTATCTGATGTTGAAATTAATTCTCCCAAAACTTATTACTATGCTGATGGAGATACAGCAAGAATTAAATCTCTTGGTATTACAACTAGTAGTCCTGCTGCTTACAGTTGGATTTATAATATATCTCCCTCTTTTAGTGTTGATGCAACTGAACTAATTGATGATAGTAATAAATCTTACAGAATTACCTGTTTAGCACCACATAATTTTGTAATAGGAACTCGGGTTGTTGTTATTGCAGGAAACACTGAGTTATTTGCAAATGTTGATAGTGTTTTAAACGCCAAAACTTTTTCTGCAGCTTTTGGATCTGTTATTCCTGTTGGTAACACCATTACTGTACAGAGAGTAACGACAAATCCAAACTTAAAATCTTCTTCGGTATCCAAGTTTGGATATATTGAAAATTATACCTCTGATGTTTCTAATACATATGCAGACTTTGATGGTAACTTATTGGTTGCATCTTCTTCCCTTCCATATTATTCCAAAAATGCACTACAACCAATCACAAGGCAGGTTGATTTAAGTGGTTCTTTTGATGGAGACACATTTACCTTTACTAACCATGGATACTTTACTGGAGATTCTGTTTACTATAAAAAAAATGTAACAACATCAACAGTTGAAGGTGAATCAGTAGAAACTATCAGTGGATTTGATAATTTATCTGAGGGAATTTACTATATTAGAAGAATTGACAGTGATCAGTTTAAGATATCAATCAGTCAGGCAAATCTTTCGGGAGAAAAATATGTATCTGTTTCTGGAATTGTAACTTCAAATACTCTAATTCCTGCTGATTTTTATGCCAAAGACATTGAGCATCAGAAACTTTTCAGGAGAATTTCTAAACCAGTTAAAGAAAGTGGAACATATATCACTGAGTCTGGTAAAACTGGTATCTTAATTAATGGCGTAGAAATTTTAAATTATAAGTCTGGAAACTATGTCTATTATGGAAGACTTGAAGATATCATTGTGTCAAATTCGGGAGATGGATACGATGTAATCAATCCTCCCACATTGGTTATTAATGATAGTGTTGGAACAGGTGCGACTGGAGACTGTAACGTAAAAGGTTCTCTCAAGAGAATTGAAGTTATTAATGGTGGATTTGACTATGTTGAGGAACCCATTATTACAATCTCTGGTGGTAATGGTATTGGTGCTGTAGCACAGATCAATACCAATATGATTGCTCATGTAGAATCATTTAATGCAGCGGATTCTGTTACTATTGGTATCTCTTCTAATACTATTGGATTCTCTACTTTCCACAAGTTTAGAAACTCCGAACAAATCATTTATAGAACAGACAATCAGACTGGAATTGTTGGAATTGTAACTGATGCAAAGTATTATGTAAGAACTGTTGATTCGCATACAGTATCTCTACATCCAACGAAAGATGATGCAGTTTTAAATACAAACACTTTAGATTTAACTGCAATTGGTACGGGTATTCATAGATTAGAAGCAGTTGAAAAGAAAAGAGTTATTTCTAATATCACTGCAGTAGAACCAGGATCTAATTATGAAAGCAAAGAAAGAACAGCAGGTGTATCTGGAATCAATACTGCTCTCAATTACATCAATATTCCAAATCATAAGTACACTTCTGGAGAGTTAGTTCGTTATACGTTTAGTGACACTCAAATTTTGGGACTAAATGCAGATACATCATATTATGTCACCGTAGTTGATGAGAACAACTTTGCCCTGTCTTCTGTTGGAGTTGGAACAACAGTGAAGTCATTATTCTATGATACCACTCAGTACATTAATCTTAACTCCGTAGGATCTGGTAATCATACATTCAACTATGAACCAATCTCTGTATCTGTTCAAGGTAAGATTGGAGTTTCTACTTTCACTGGACAAAATTTTGAAGCGGATGTTCAACCTGTATTCAGAGGAACGATTGAAAGTGTTCAGGTAACTGATAATGGAGTTGGTTATGGATCCTCCGATATCATTGACTTTGATAGACAACCACTGGTAACAGTTTTTAGTGGACATAATGCAGAACTTCTTCCTATTGTAAGTAATGGAAGAATTCAAGAAGTTTTGGTAACCAAATCTGGAAGTGGATATAATGCACCTCCCGATCTGATTGTTTCTGGTTCTGGAAAAAATGCAACATTAGTTGCTGTTTTGAACAATGGAGAAATTAGTAGAGTAATCGTAAAAAATTCTGGATCTGATTATACAGATGATGTCTCTATTACAATTATTCCTGCAGGATCTGGAGCACGATTTAGTTCTAACTTACAAAAGTGGAACATTAACTTATTCCAAAAATATTTTGATAAGTTGACAGATGATGACGGAATTTTGAGTTTATCTCAAAATGAAAATTATGGAATTCAATATTCTCACATTTATGCACCAAGAAGTATTAGAGAATCTGTTTTTTCTAAGTCTCAAGAAAACGCAATTAGATATGGAACTGCTGATCTTATCAGATTAAACAACTTAGAAATTGAATCTGAATATCACTCACCAATCATTGGTTGGGCATATGATGGAAATCCAATCTATGGCCCATATGGATATGACACTCCTACTGGTGGATCAGTCAGATCTATGAAATCTGGATATGAACTGCAAACAAATCTGGCAAACCGTCCTGATTTGTTTACTGATGGTTTTTTTGTTAATGACTATGTTTTCCTTGATAATGGAGATCTGGATGAACATAATGGACGTTTCTGCATTACCCCAGATTATCCAAATGGAGTTTATGCATATTTTGCAACTATTGATCCCACTAATCTTGATAGCAGTGGGCCTTTCAAAGGACTCAGATCACCTGAGTTCCCATATCTGATTGGTAACACCTACTATTCTAAACCAAACTCATTTAACTTTGAGGATAACAATCAAGATAATTTTGATCTGAATAATTATGAGTATCTCAGAAACACTTCTCCATATCAACTTGATATTGCTGGCACATCTTATAACTATCTGTTTCAACCCGATAGTGTAAAAAGGCAAACTATTAACATTAACAATACCAGCAAAGGAACGATTCAAAGTATTGGTATTGTTACTGGAGGAAATGGATATCAAGTTGGTGACAAAATTGAATTTGAAACTGTTAATGATTATCCCACAACTCCTGCATCTGCAAAAGTTTCTAGAGTTGGTGGCAAAGTAGTTAATTCTGTTAGTGTTGCATCAAGCAGCATTGATTCTCTTGAAATTATCCCACTAAGACTAGACACTGATAATCAGTATGTTGCTTTCTCTACAGCAACAAATCTTTTCTCTGCTGCTGACATTGTAAGTATTGAAGGAATTAACACTTCTAGTTCTTATCTGAAGGGATCTTTTGCTATTGGCATTACTTCCTCTCTATTCAAATTAACATCTGGAGTTGGAACTGCAGGTGCTACTGGAATCGTAACTTATTTTGGTATTTCTGGCGAAATTCTTACCAACATCTTTAACATCAGAGAAAATGATGTTTATGATATTGGTTCTGAAAGAATTAAAATTCTGAATGTTGATGCTTTGAATTCTAGAGTTAGAGTTCAGAGATCTGTGGAGGGTACAGTATCTGTTGCACATACTGCTACGACTCAATTAGTAGAGAGAACTAGAAAGTTCAGATTCTCCACTAGTGAGAAAGAAACCAGTGTTAAGTTTGAACTGAATAAAGAAATTTATTTCAATCCTATCGAAGCAGTAGCATTAGGAAATGAAAGTGGCGTTGGTATTGGAACTACCCTGGCATTCTCTAATCCAGGAGCAGGAAAAACTCAACTGTTTGTACAGACAAGAGCAATCTTCCTTCCCAACCATGAACTGAATACGGGAGACATCCTTACATATAATTCGTATGATGGTTCTTCAATCGGAGTTTCCACTGTCGGTGCTTCTAATCAGTTTGATATTCCAGAAAAAGTTTACGTTGCTAGAATCTCCAAGGATCGTATTGGATTGTCTACAGTAACCATTTCACTTGGTAGCACTGGAACTTTTGTTGGGGCTGCTACTACAACTGCAAATGACGGACTTCTCTACTTCACTGGAATTGGCACAGGACAACAACACAGTTTTACAACTAACAAAGATAATGTTGTAACTGCTAGTGTCAAGAAGAATGTTGTTACTGTTTCTACAGCATCAACTCATGGACTATCCCTGGGTAACAATGTCTATGTAAACACTATCTCTGGGGTGTCTACAAGCGTTTCTGTCAAGTATAACGATCACAATAGAAGATTTGTATTCGATCCAAAAGATTTCACTGCAGGTAATGTAGACACCGCAGAAAACTCTATCACCATTGCGGATCACGGATTAGTTACTGGTGATAAAGTAATTCACACTGCGTCAACACCATCTGATGGATTGATGGATGAGAAGATCTATTACGTCTTTGCATTCACTGATGATAAGATTAAACTTGCAACAACATCATATAACGTCACTAAGGTTGATCCTACTTTTGTAGGCATCACTTCAGCATCTGCTGGAACTATTTCTCCAATCAATCCTCACAAAACAGTCTTCTCAAATGAGACTGTTAAGTTTGATCTTTCAGACTCCTCTTTATCGTTCAGTGTTTCTGGAGTAAACTATTCCGCATTTGACTTTAACCTTTATTCTGATAGTGACTTCAGTTATGAGTATGATACAAGTAAGTCTTCTGATACCTTTGAAGTTACGAAAACTGGTAGAGTTGGTGTTGATACAACTGCTGCATTGACATTAAAGATCAACAGCAACGTTCTTACCAAACTGTATTACAAAGCAACTCCTGTAGTAGAAGAGTTTATTCCTACTACCAAGAAAGAAATTGTTGTTGATGATAGTGTTCTGAACAATAATCTAATCAAAATTGAATCTAGTAAGTATTCTGGAACTCATAGAATTGCAGGACTGACTACAAACACGTTTATATACAACACCAAACAAGTTCCTGAGATTGCTTCTTATACTTCCTCTAATGCAACTTTGTCTTATGAGACTGATTCTAGTGTTGCTTATGGCCCTATCTCCAAGATAGAATTCCAGAACAACGGATTTGGTTATCCTTACATCGTTGGTATATCTTCAATTGTTGGAGTATCTACCAATCCAGTTAGAGATGGAGCAATCTTACAACCATCCAGCACTGAAATCGGATCGATCGTATCGACTACTATTGAGGACATTGGATTTGATTATCCTACTGACAACACTCTTCGTCCTGTCTTAAATCTGCCAGAAGTTGTTCTGGTTGATCCTCTGGTAGTATTTGATGAAATTGGTATTACTTCTGCAGGTAAGAACTATACTATCGCACCAAATCTTGTAGTTCTTGATGGACTCACTGGAAAGATTATCGATGATGTTGATTTAACTTATGAAGTTGGTGACACCAAAGTCACGATTCTTAAAAATACTAAAGGAATCAGCAACGTTCAACCAACAATCATTCCTGTAGATAACTCTACTGGTATCCCCATCAACAGCATTACATATGATGATAGCGATAAGACAGTAACTGTTGGTTTAGCAACTGCCTTTAGTGACAGTGCTCCACTTTCTGTTGGTGACAAGATTCTGGTTGAAGGCGTAAGTGTTGGAGTTGGAACAACTGGTAATGGATATAACTCCTCTGATTATGATTATGCCTTATTCCAATTGACTGATGTAAACATTCCTCTCGGTGGTTCAGTTGGTGTTGTAACCTATACCATGGTTGATCTTCTTGCAAGTGGACAGATTCCAGGTAACTTTGATGTTCTGAACTCCTCTCCAAGAATTATTCCAGAAAAAGACTTCCCAGAATTTAATGCCATCATTAAGAAACCTACCTTCTTAACAGGTGAAGTTGTTACTTCAGGAGACAAGATTGGAACGGTTGAAAGATGGAATGCTCAAGTAGAACTTCTTAAGATTAACACCAAGGTTGATTTCCAAGTCGGAGATAAAATTTCTGGTAGAACTTCCAAGTCTCAGAGTATTGTAAAAGAGGTTGTCAACTTCAATGCACAATCTAGACTTGATGCTACATCCACTGTTCAAAAGGGATGGCAAAAAGAGACTGGATTCCTGAACTTCCATACAGAAAGAATTCCTGATAACAACTATTATCAGCAGTTCTCTTACTCTCTCAAATCTAAAGTCTCATATGAGACTTGGAATGATGCAGTAAGTGCTCTTGCTCACCCTACAGGTTTACTTAAGTTCAGTGATCATGTCATTGAGACTCAAGATGAAAACTTCAGAGGTGCATTCACTAAGGCGTCTGGATCAACTATTGACATTATTACTGATGTACCCGCTGTTATCGATGTTCAATGCTATTCGGACTTTGACTTAGTAACTGAAAACGCTCTGATTATTGGAACTCAAACGATTTCCGATCAGATCTATTTCAAGTCTAGAATTCTTACTGACTACTTTAATTCAGTTGGAAACAGAGTTTTAACCATCGATGATATCAGTCCTCAATTTAATAATGAACCAAGAGTAGATAGATTCTCTGCGATTGGTAAATTCTCTATTAACCAAAGAGTTAATAAGTTCTTCACATTCATTAAAGACAGAAGATTTACTGATGAAAGACAAACCATGTTTGTCTCTGTTCTTCAGGATGGAGTAAGAACATTTATTTCTCAGTATGGAAGAGTAGAAACCAGTTATGACATGGGTTCCTTTGACTTTAGAACTTCTGGAACTGAAGGAGAACTTCTCTTCTTCCCAACTAAATTCTCTGCCAACAACTTCAATGTTTCGTTTGTCAATATTGGACTTAACAATAGCATAACAGGTGTTGGATCAACATCATTGGGAGATGTTGCAAGAATCGAAACTTTCCAAAAAGAAAATTTCAGTTCCGAAACAAATATTGTTTCTATTGCTTCGACTTACAGATCTGCTCACTTAATTGTCGAAATCAATAATGATGAAGGCGTATTTGAATATGATGAACTAAATCTAATTCATGATGGAACAGATGCAGAACTCATTGAATATAATCAACTTACCAGTAATAATTACAGCAATTTTGGTACGGTTGGACTTGGAACATATGAATGTGATATTAGTGGAGGGAACTTAAATGTTTCGTTTACTCCAAACGCTGGCACTGCATGTACAACGCAAGTATTTGGAATCTTCCTTCCAACTGCTGCTGGTGGTGGTATTGGTAACACGATTGCCATTGGAAACCCTGATGAAGGTATTGGACTGATTGATTCCCATCAAACCACGATTGCATCTTCTGGAACCCCAGGAATCCATACGATCGCAACTTACACTCATACTGCAGATAATGATTATCAAGCAGCATACTATGTTGTAAGTATTGAAGATACGACTAATAGTCAATATCAAGTCTCTGAAGTTGTTGTTGTAAATGATTCTTCTGATGTTTATGTCACAGAATATGGTAATGTAACAACTGTAACTGGAATCGGAACCATTGGTGCCTTGAGGACATCAACTAATACTCATTTACAATTTACTCCACCTGCAAGCACCGCAACTCAAGTTCGCGTCTTCCAGATGGCGATTGAGCAAGTAACACCAGCCGATTTTGGTAATGCAGCACTTAGATTGAACAATGGTATTATTGAAGCGTCTTATGGAACTTACACGGGCACTTCAGCGAATGTTCTGAGAGCATTTACACTCAGACATAGAGAATCAGAGATCTTTAGAAGAGATGTTGATGCTTCTGATACCGATATCATTTCTCTTTCTGAGGATTCTTTGGTAGTTCCTGATCACTTCTTTGTTAGTGGAGAGGAAATTCTCTATAGTTATGTAGAAGCGTCTACTCCAATTGGAATTGAGAATACGACGTTCCCTGGAATTGGCGCTACTGACTTCTTACCCACGCATGGAGTTCCACTTTATGCTATTAAGGTTAATGACTCCACTATTAAGATTGCATCTTCTGCTGAAAATGCTTTAGCATCAGTTGCAGTTCCTGTTGGTATTATTACTGCTGGTGTTAGTACTGCACATGCGTTCACTGCAAGAAATCAAAACACTAAGTGTTTGATTGCTCTGGATAATATGATCCAGTCTCCAATCGTTGCTACCGCAACAACCACTGGTATCACTTCAACATTCTTCACCACTGAGGACATCATGAAGGTGTCTGGAATCACATCATTCTTCGGTGGAGACTTGATTCAGATTGATAATGAGATCATGAAGATCAATACTATCGGTATCGGAACCACAAATGCTATCTTGGTAGATAGAGGATGGATGGGAACAACTGTAGCGATTCATACAGAAAATGCTATTGTTACCAAGGTGAATGGATCTTACAACATTGTAGATAACACAATCAACTTCTACACTGCACCTCAAGGCCCAACTCCTATCGGTACTACAACAAATTCACCTGACGAAAGAGACTTTACTGGAATCACAACATTCTCTACATTCCAAGGTAGAACATTCTTAAGATCTGGATCTGTAGGAGGTTCTACAAAAACTTATGATAACAACTATGTCTTTGATGACATCTCGGATGGATTCAATGCTACGACTAAGGAATTCACACTTAAGTCTAATGGTGAAAATGTTACTGGATTTAGTACCAACAATGCAACAGTTCTGATCAGTAATATCTTCCAGGGTCCAACTGGACAATTGACATCTAATCAGGATTATACCCTTTCTGAAGGATCTGGAATATCCACGATTACATTTACTGGTGCAGCAACATCATTGGCATCTGATCCAAATAATGCAACAATTCCTGTTGGTGGAATCATCGTATCTGTTGGATCCACTGCTGGATTTGGATATCAACCTTTAGTTGCAGCAGGAGGTACATCCCTTGTTTCTTCAGCAGGAACTATTACATCCGTTAGTATTGGAAATAGTGGTTCTGGATATAGAGTAGGTGTTCAAACTGTCCATGTTGGGATTCAAACCTTTAGTACAGGACTTCCTAATATAACTGGTATTGGTACTGCACAGATTGAAAATGGACATATTACGGGAGTTGCCGTTACTAATGGACAAGTATTTTATATTACGAGAGATGTATCCAATGTGGGATATACCTCTATAACTGGAATTACGACTATTACTACTTCTAGTGCTCATGAATTAAATGTTGGTGATGAAGTTATACTTTCTGGAATTGCATTGACTTGTGAATATGCACCAGCAGTGGCTATTAGTACGGTGGATTACAATAATACTGCTGGTATTATGACTGTGACTACTTCATCTGCTCATGGTTTAGTTACTACTGGAAAATCAAGTTTTGTTATTCTTTCTGGTATTGGAATGACTTGTGACTTAGATGCTGGGGTGGGTGTACATACGTATCCTAGAACTACTGATCCTTATTATACTGGTTCTCCTGTAACTGCTGTTAATAGCACTACTGAATTTGTAATTCCCGTTGGTGTTTCAACTGTTCCTACTTTCCATAAAACTGGGGGATTTGTAATACCAGCAATTCGTGCTCCTAGAACCGCTAATTTCTCTACTAGTGGAACTGATCCTGCTGCAGGAGGAACTCCAGTAACAAAAGTTATTGATAGTACTTCTTTTGTTGTTAATTCAGGTGTTTCTACTAGAGGACATCTTTATGCTAGAGGTGGTACAGTTACAAAACCTTTAGATATAGTATTTGATGATCCTGTTTCTTATTCCAATATCTCCTTGACTGGTGGTGGCGGAACTCAGGCAAAGGCAAACATTGTTGTAGGACAAGGATCTAGTGTAGTTCAGTTTGAATTTAAAAATAATGGTTATGGATACGGAGTAGGAGATGTCCTTACTGTTCCTATCGGAGGAATGACTGGGATTCCTACAGATACCACCAAGACGTTTGAAGAATTTCAAATCACTATTGGTGCAATAGAATCTGATTCGTTCTCTGCATGGCACTTCGGTGAACTGCAAGTTCTGGATCTTATTCAAGATCAGTTTGATGGAGTTAAGAGATCCTTTACTCTTAAAACTGCATCTGCACCTGTAACTATCAGATCTGCTCCAGGTTCTAATATTGTTGTCCAAGACACCCTGTTAGTTTTCCTGAATGACATCCTCCAAGTCCCCGGTGAAGGTTACACTTTAGATGGTGGTTCTACTTTGACATTCACATCTGCTCCAAAAGGTGCTGATACTGATTATACTGGAGACACTTGTAAGATTCTTTTCTATAAAGGAAGTGGAGATGTTGACGTTGTGTTCCGCGATATTCTTGAAACTGTTAAAGATGGCGACACCTTACAAATTAAAGATCAAGAGAAGCGCCTGGTAACTGAAGTATTTGCCACCGACTCTGTAGATACCAATGCATATAATGGATTTGGAATTGATTCTAATCCAGATAACATACGTCGTGTTGACTGGTGTAAGCAGAAGGCTGACAAAATTATTGATGGACAAGTCGTAAGTAAGAGTAGAAAAGAAGTCGAACCTCTTGTCTTCCCAACTACCTTCCTTATTCAACCTGTAGGAGTTTCTTCTGGTATCGCATTCGTCGAAAGTGTCAAAACATTTTTCGACAATGACAAAGAAAATAACACTGAAGCACGCACTAAGAAGATTACTTTAACTTCACAAGATAATATCGTTGGTGCATCAGCAACTGCGGTTGTTTCTATCGCAGGAACTATTTCTGAGATTGTCGTTAGTTATGGTGGAACTGGATACACTTCAGCACCAACAGTTATAATTGCAGATCCAGTTGGATTTGCTTATTCTGCACCTAAGACAACATTTGTCAATGGTAGTGATATCCCTGTTGGTTTGGGAACAACGGCAACGGCAACTGCAACCTTAACTGGGGATGCAGTCTCTGCAATCACTGTTACTAGAGCAGGAACTGCGTATACTTCCGCAACTCCTCCTGACGTAATTATTAAAGTTGCAAATTCTCTCTCTGAAGATAACACCACGGATTCTTATTCTGGAGACTTTGGATCCATTGTTGGAGTAACTTCAACATCTGTCGGTGTTGCATCGACGGGATATACATTTGACTTCTTCATTCCCATTGACTCGGCTCTCAGAGACATTGATATTGTAGGAACTGCGGTTACTGTTAGTGGTATTCAGACAGGATATTATTTCGTGGTAAATAATAGTAATGTTGGTAGTGGTGTCACATCACTCTATCAAGATAATACTGTTCTTGGCGTAACAACACAATTCCTAGATAGTGTTTATGAAGTCGCTGCTGTTTCTACAGCAACAACCGCAGTAGCAGGAGTTGGTATCACATATGTAAGAAGAGTCACTGTAAGTGTTCAAGACTTGGGAGATATCACTGGAATTGGACTTACAGAATTCTATGGTAACTATTCATGGGGAAGAATTGATTTAGGTACAAGAGTTGATGCTCAGGCATTTAATTCTTATACGTTAAATGGTTCTGCTGGAATTTCTACGTCAGCAGTTATTACCAGATCCTCACCTTTAAAATTCCAAAACTACTTGTAATTTAAGTAGATAAATAACCAAAAAAGCCCTGTTAAAAATGGCAGCAATCATAACTGATCAACTTCGTATCCTAAATTCAAAAGAATTTGTTGCCAGTGTGGCATCGACTAGTAATTCTTATTACACTTTTGTTGGACTTCCAAATCCAACAGAGGTGAAATCAACTTGGGATACTAGTCCGCCTGATCCTAGAGATAGTTTTAATGAGGAGAATAGTTATTGGGACACAATGATTGCTCTCAAGAAGATTAGTTCTTCTGACATCAAGAGAGTTGTAAGAAAGGTGTCTTGGGCATCTGGTGTCACATATGACATGTATAGAAATGACATTAAGGCAGAAAATCCATCAAAACCTTCAAATGCCACAACTTTGTACGGAGCAAATTATTATGTAATGAACTCTGATTATAGAGTTTATATTTGTCTTCAAAATGGAACTAATCCAGAGAACCCAAGTGGCAGAGCATCTCTTGACGAACCCACTTTTACTGATTTAGAACCAAGAGAAGCAGGTACAAGTGGTGATGGATATATTTGGAAATATCTGTTTACGATCAGTCCAAGTGACATCACTAAGTTTGACTCCACAAACTTCTTACCAGTTCCTGCTGACTGGACAACCACTACTGATGCAAATATTACTGCAGTTAGAAACAATGCTTCTTCTAGTGGACAAATCAAGATTGTAACTGTCACTAACAGAGGTGTTGGATTAGGAACAGCAAATAGAACTTACACCAGAGTTCCCATCAAAGGTGATGGAAGAGGTGCAGAGGCAACTGTTGTTGTAAATAACAACTCTAAGATTGAGTCCGTCACTGTTTCAAATGGTGGTAGTGGATACACTTTTGGAACTCTTGATTTAGTTGGTGGAAATGTTCCAACAGGAACTACAACTCCAGTTTTTGACGTAATCATTCCTTCTCAGGATGGACATGGCGCAAATGTCTACAAAGAGTTGGGAGCACTCAATTCTTTGGTTTATTCTAGAATTGAAAACGATACTGAAAACCCAGATTTTATCACTGGAAACCAGATTGCAAGAGTTGGTATTGTAGAAAATCCAAAGGCATATTCATCTACAGATCTTTTAGATCTGAACAAAGCCGCGGCAACATATGCTTTGAGATTGGTTGGAACTGGATATAGTTCTGCTACTTTTGAGGATGATGTTTTAATCACTCAAACGATTGGTATTGGTTCTACTGCAGTAGGAAAAGTTGTTTCTTATGATCAAACAACTGGTGTCTTGAAGTATTGGCAAGACAGAACCATGGCAGGTTTTAATACCGATGGAACCAAGGATACTTCCCCACAATATGGATTCTCTCTGAATAGATTTACTGCTGATACTGTTACTGGCGGATCGTTTGATATTGTTGGTGGATCAGTGACTTTAGGTATTGATACAATCTTTACAGGTTTATCAACCGTAATAAATAATAAGACATATTATCTTGGACAAGAGTTCGATAGTGGAATTGCCAATCCTGAAGTAGAGAAATACTCAGGCAACATCATTTATGTAGATAATAGGCCCTCGATCACTAGATCAGTGAATCAAAAAGAAGATATTAAAGTCATTTTGCAGTTCTAAAGAATTATGCCACAAGAAACTAATCTTAACGTCGCGCCATATTTCGACGATTTTGATGCGAATAATGACTATTACAAGGTTTTATTCAAACCTGGTTATCCAGTACAAGCTAGAGAATTAAACAATCTCCAGTCCATCCTGCAAAATCAGGTTGAAACTTTTGGCAAGCACTTGTTTAAAGAGGGTGCTAAGGTAATTCCAGGAAATACGGCATATAACACTTCTTATTTTGCAGTTCAACTGGTAAACACTTATCTTGGTGTACCAGTTAGCAATTACGTTAGTCGCCTTATGGGCGCAAAAATCACTGGACAAACTTCTGGAGTAACTGCAGTAGTAGAAAAGGTTCTGGTTGATTTTGAGTCGGAAGCAGGAAATACAACACTATACATCAGTTACCTTGGATCAGATTCTAGTAATAATACAACGCAAGTTTTTTCTGATGGCGAACTTTTAACGTCAAATGAGACGATTGCTACAGAAAACACCATCATTGCTGCTGGTGAACCCTTTGCATCCACTATTCCAATCGGTGCGGCAGCTACTGGATCAGCATTTTCGATCCAAAATGGTGTTTATTTCGCAAAAGGTTCATTTGTAATCGTAGATAGCCAGACTATTCTTCTTGATCAGTATGGTTCTACTCCAAGTTATAGAATTGGACTTACTTTAAGAGAAGAAATCATCAATGCTGATCTTGATCCAACTTTAAATGATAATGCAGGCGGATTTAACAACTTTTCTGCACCAGGTGCGGATAGACTTAAAATCACAGCATTTTTAATTAAGAAGCAACCTGACGATTTTAACGATAATGACTTCATTGAACTCGCTACCATTTCAAATGGTATTCTGAGATCTAAAAAACAGTCTACTGATTATGCTCTCATCCAGGATGAACTGGCAAGAAGAACATATGCAGAGTCTGGTGACTACTATGTAACTCCTTTTGATCTGGTAGTCAAGAACTCTTTGAATGATAACCTCGGAAACAGAGGTGTATTCAACGCAAATCAATTAACTTATGGGGGTTCCTCCCCATCAGAGGATCTTGCACTATATAAAGTCTCTCCAGGTAAGGCATTTGTAAAAGGATATGAGATTGAGACTATTAGTCCAACATATCTTGATGTATTGAAGCCTAGAACTTTGAAAGTTCTAGAAGATCAAGCAATCAATTACAATACCGGATCCACACTCAAGTTAAACAGAGTTTTTGGTGCTCCCACAGTCGGAATTGGCAATACTTTTGTCTTAAGTCTTAGAAGTGCAAGAGTTGGAACTGCGGCAACAAGTGAACAAGGTAAAGAAATTGGACTTGCAAGAGTTTATGACTTTAAGTTAGACTCTGGTTCATATAATGCTGCAAATTCTAATATTAACGAATGGGATATCTCTTTATATGATGTTCAGACTGTTACAGAAATCACTCTGAATGAACCAATCACACTTTCAACACCTACTTTTGTCAAAGGTGAGAATAGTGGAGCAACAGCGTTCTTGAAGTCTTCAGTTGCTGCTGGAGTTGCTTTAACGGTATATGAAAAAACAGGTGAATTCATCAAAAATGAATCATTCATCTTTGATGGCGTAGCAAACACCAGAGTTGCAACCTCAGTCACTTCTTTTGGTATTGGAGATGTAAAATCTGTTCATGCAATTACTGGTAGTGCATCAACTATCACATATTTCTCTGCAGATACTATTCAATCCACATTTTTCAGCGTTGGTGTTGCATCTATTTCTGCTGCATATTTTGATGGCACTCCTGCAGGCATTACAACTGTAGTGAGCACAAATCCATCTTTCCCCGGTGGAATTAAGATCGGAAATCTTGTAAGATTTACAAATACAACATCAAATGATCCAACTTTTGCTTCTGTTGTAAGTGTTGCTAGTTCTTCTATCAATATTGCTGGTGTAACCACTGTGACTGGAGTCACCGATGGCGCACTTCCAGCAACTCAGTTAAATGTATCGGATTTCACTGTTGTAGCATCTGCACTTGACGGATCTATCGATAATTCCTTCTACACAGTGATGCCGAAGGAAAATATTGCTGAAATTGACTTAACTGACGCTTCGATTAGCATTAGAAAAACGTTCTCAGTCAATATTGTTGATAATGAACTGGGTTCTGTGGTTACTGCAAGTACAAAGGAGACTTTTGAACCATTTGACGTTGAAAGATATCAATTAATTAGAAGCGATGGATCTACTGAGGTATTAACTTCTGATAAATTTGAGTTTACTAACGGAAATACTCAAATCCAAATTAGAAACCTTGGATCTAACAACACTTCAGCAACTCTTGTAGCAACTCTCAAGAAATTAAAGCCAAAATCTAAGGTTAAGTTAAAAAATAGAGTCATTAGCATCGTAGTAGACAAATCATCTTTGTCTTCTTCGGGTATTGGATCAACCACATTGGGTGATGGACTCACTTTTGGCAATTATCCTTTCGGAACCAGAGTTCAAGACGAAAATATTTCTCTGAATACTCCAGATATCGTCAGAATTCATGCAGTTTATGAATCTATCAACAATTCTGATCCATCTGCACCTACAATTCAATTAAGTTCAATCACTGGGCCTACTGGAAAAACCTCTGATTTGATTATTGGAGAGCAATTTGTAGGACAAGCGACAGGATCTATTGCAATTGTAGCAGAAAGAAATAGTGATTCCACAATTCAGTTTATTGCAAAAAATAATATTAATTTTGCAGTTGGTGAGGTTATTGTTTTCCAGGAATCTAACATCCAAGCAGTCAATGCAAATGTTACCATTCCTAGTCTTGAAATTTCTTCAGGATTTACGTTCGATAATGGACAAAATACATCTTTCTATGACTATGGTTTCTTAACAAGAAAGAAAGACGCTAAGGCACCCATAAGAAAACTCAAAGTTTACTTTGAAACTGGATATTATCAGTCAACTGATGAAGGAGATGTTACAACCGTAGCATCTTATGACACATTTGACTTTGCTAGAGATGTTCAGTTTGTAAATGGAATTAGAAACACGGATCTCATTGATATTCGCCCAAGAGTCTCCGACTACACTGTTAGTGAGGGTGCAAGATCTCCTCTGGAGTTTAATGGAAGAACATTTACTGGATCTGGAAACTCTGCGGCAAATATCTTAGCATCTAATGAGTCTATTGTTACTGACTTCTCATTCTACCTTGGTAGAATTGATAGAGTTTATGTAACAAAGAGTGGAACCATGCAAGTTAAGTATGGAACTCCATCTGAGAAACCTCAAAAACCAGCTCCTGTTGAAGATGCTCTTGAGATTGCTACAATCAATCTTCCGCCATATCTCTATGATGTTTCTCAGGCATCTCTGAGTTTCTTGAATCACAAGAGATATAGAATGGTTGACATCAAGAAACTTGAGAATAGAATCAAGAATCTTGAATATTATACTGCACTTTCTTTACTTGAAACTAATACTGCCAATCTTTTCATTCCTGATGCTAGCGGACTGAATAAATTCAAGTCTGGATTCTTTGTAGATAACTTTAGCAATCTATTGGCGCAAGAAGAATTCGTAGAATTCAAAAATAGTATTGATATTAAGAATAAGGAACTGCGTCCACAACACCACACAGATTCTATTGACTTGATCCTAGGCCCTGTAGAGGGTAATGATCCTGCTGCAGATCTTCAGTTTGCTGTACCAGAAGGAAGCAACATTAGTAAGACTGGTGACATTATTACTTTGGATTATACTGAAACTGAATGGTTAAAGCAGACTTTTGCTACCAGAACTGAGAGTGTCACACCATTCTTGGTAAGTTTCTGGAATGGTTCTATGGAACTGACTCCAGCAACAGATACATGGACTGATACTGTAAGATTAGAAGCAAAAATTATCAACACTGAGGGTAATTACGCTGAAACTCTGGAGATCGCATCCAGAACTATGAATGTTGATCCACAAACAGGATTTGCACCTACTGTGTGGAATGCTTGGGAAACTGAGTGGACTGGACAAGAAATTATTGAAACATCAGCAGAAAGAATCATCCGTGGTGGCGGAAACAGAAATGTTCAAGGCCCTGGTGGAAGAGCTAGACAAAGACGATGGCAAGAAACTGTCACTGATACTGTTGTTCAGGATACTTTCAAAGAAGTTAGAGACACTGGCATTCAAACCAGAAGTGGAACCAGAACTATTATTACTGAGCAGTTTGATACTACCTCTGCTGGTGATAGAGTCGTTAATAGAAATCTCATTTCGTTCATGAGATCTAGAAACATTCAGTTTGTTTCTAAGAGAATGAAACCTTCTACAAGAATGTATGCATTCTTTGATGGAGAGGACGTAACCAAGTATTGTACACCAAAACTCTTGGAAATCACCATGAGTTCTGGAACTTTCCAAGTTAGCGAAACTGTAACTGGAAGAATGCTTCCACCAGGAGCGCAAGCAAGAGAAGTTCTGAATTCTACTCCATCTATTACTTTCAGAGTTGCCACCTCTAACCACAAAGAAGGCCCATATAATGCTCCTCTGACTGTATTCAGACAAAATCCATATGATGGATCAACTCTCCCATCAACATATTCATCTACTTCAACTGTACTGAATGTTGATACTTTCTCTCTGGCAAATCAACCTGAGGGTGCGTTTGAAGGATACACAGCAGCTGACATGTATCTGACTGGACAAACCAGTGGTGCTCAGGCACGAATTTCTAGAGTCAGATTGCTATCCGATATTAGTGCTACTCTGATCGGTAGTTTCTACATTCCCGATCCCAACTCTCAAAACAATCCAAGATTTGAGACTGGACAGAGAGTATTTACTCTGGTTAATAATGAAAACAACGATCAGAGTGCTGCAAATACCATTGCAGAAGAAGCATTCACAGCATCTGGAACTCTAGAGACTGTACAAGAGAATATTATCTCTGTTAGAAATGCAAGAATTGAAAATAAGCAGGAGTTTGGAGAGAGAACTACTGCAAGAACAACTGGAACTCAGTTGGTTGCAACTAATGTTATTTCTACACAAGACAGAAACATAACTGTTACTCAGTGGTATGATCCTCTGGCACAGTCTTTCTTGGTTGATGATGAAACAGGTATCTTCCTGACAAGTTGTGAAGTCTTCCTTGCATCTAAGGACGACAATGATATTCCCATCACTTTCCAGATTAGAACAATGAATGGTGGGGTTCCAACTCAAAAAGTTGTACCATTCTCTGAGGTTATTTTAGATCCTGATGAGGTTAACATTTCTGCAGATGGATCTGTTCCAACTAAATTTACATTCAATTCTCCAGTATATCTGGAGGGCGGTAGTGAATATGCAATCGCACTTGCTTCTATCTCAACTAAGTATAGCGCATATATCTCTAGAATTGGTGAAGAGGATATCCTCACTCAAACCTTTATCTCCAACCAACCATATCTTGGATCTCTGTTTAAGTCTCAAAATGCCTCAACTTGGGAACCAAGTCAGTGGGAAGATCTTAAGTTCACATTATACAGAGCAGATTTTGTAGGGAATGGATCCGTTGAGTTCTATAACCCAGAACTCTCCAAAGGAAATGGAGAAATTGCTAGGTTGCTTACTAATCCACTTGAGTTTACCTCTAGAACTGCAAGAATCGGAATTGGATCCACACTCCAGGATACAGATCTACAACTAGGTAATACTATTTCTCAACTTGGAACAAATGCAACAGGTGACTATGTTGGAAACGCTGGTATTGCAACTGGAACTCTCCAGGTAATTAACAGCGGTATTGGATATACCCCATCTCAAGATACTCTCTTGTATGGTGGTGTTCCTCTTACAACGATCACTGGTAGCGGTTCAAATGCTAAGGCAAATATCACAATCAACAATGGTGTTGCAGTAGCAGCAACGATTTCTGAATCTGGAACTGGATATGTTATTGGCGACGTTCTTGGTATTGGTACAATTGGGAATGATTCTCTTGGTTCTGGAGCAAGACTCTCCGTTGTTTCAATTTCTACTACTACACAACTCATCCTCGAAAATGTACAAGGTGATTTTATAATTGCAGGATCTGCATCAACTGTTCAATACTTTAATAACTCTGGTATTACAACAGACTTGAATGCTGCTGCTGGTGGTAATGTTCAAATTAGTTCTATCGATGTTGTTAATGACGGAATGCACTTCGTCGTTAACCATAAGAACCATGGAATGAACTTCAGCGATAACTTCGTAACTCTTTCTGAAGTTAAGTCTGACATTACTCCAACCAGACTGAGCGTATCTCTGAATGCAACATCAACATCTCCAATTCAAATTGATGATGTAACTAACTTCGGGCAATTTGAAAGTGTTGGTGTTGGCACAACAAACCTTGGTTATGCTAAAATTGGTGATGAAATCGTCTCTTACACAACTGCTGCTGCTGGCACTCTTGGTGGAACAATCACCAGAAGTGTTGATTCCTCAACTGGTAGAATTTATCCTGCTGGAACTGAAGTTTACAAGTATGAGAACAGTGGCATATCTTTGAGAAGAATCAATAAAACACATAATCTGAATAAGGTAACTGCATCTGATCCAATTACATTTGATTCCTACAACATTAAGTTGGACATGGGATCTAGCGGAGTTGGAAGATCGACTGGAGAAAGTTTCCCCAAACTGTATGTTGGAGACACTAAGTCCACTGGTGGTTCTGCAGTAAGGGCAACACAAAACATTCCGTTTGAACTGATTACTCCTTCCGTACAAACAATGTCTGTACAAGGAACATCAATCAGTGCTCAACTCAGAAGCACAACTGCTACCAGCATCAGCGGAACTGAAATTCCATATGCCAATGCTGGATTTGAAAATGTTACTTTGAATAAAACAAATTATCTGACATCTCCAAGATTAGTCGCATCTAAGATTAATGAGACTAATAAACTTTCTACATTACCTGGCAATAAGTCTCTGGGACTTAAAGTCAACCTCAATAGTGTAGATTCTAGATTGAGTCCTGTTGTTGATACTCAACGTGTTAGCGCGATTCTTATTTCTAATAGAGTCAATAACGCAGTATCTAACTTTGCAACTGACAATAGAGTCAACACAATCTTTGAAGATCCTTCGGCATTCCAATATTTGTCTAAGGAAATCACTTTAGAGAACCCAGCAACTTCTCTGAAGATTCTTGTTAACGCCCATGTCAATACATACTCTACCATTAGAGCATTCTATGCGATTAGTGAAGATGAAAACTTCAATCCAATCTATCGTCCTTTCCCAGGATATAACAATATCAATGAGAGAGGAAATGTAATTGATCCTGCTAATAATGATGGTTTACCTGACACATATAATTTCCCAACTGACAATTTGGGATTTGAATCTGATGAACTTGACTATAGAGAGTATACATTTACGGCAGACGAACTGCCATCATTTAGAACCTATAGAATCAAACTTGTCGCAACATCCACCTCTCAGGTATACGTACCAAGAATGACAGATCTACGAGTTATTGCTCTTGCCTGATATGAAACACTTGAAAGTTGAAGGACATTCTCATCTTTATAGAGATCCAAAAACAAACTCTATAATTAATAAAAATTCATCACAATATGCCGAATATATGTCAAAAAAGACATTGAAAAAAGAAGAGAATCAAAAGTTACAGAATTTAGAGACAGATGTTGCTAACATGAAATCAGATATTTTTGAAATAAAAACGTTACTTAGGAGTTTAGCAAATGATGGATCCTGATTCAATTGAATTAAGTAATTTGTCAAAAAGTTTTGAATATACTAAATTAGCATCTGAGATAGATAGTTGTGATGATAGAGATACTTTGAGAAATGTCGCAAAGTCATTTGTTAAGCTTTATTTTAAGCAACAAGAAACAATGTCGGTAATAGGATTAAATGGCTAATCAGAACGTAACTTATAATGTAGCAGGAGGAGTTCCTTATGCTGTAAATTTAAAAATTTATGGCAGATCTACTTTTAGTGATAAGTTTACCATTGTCAATCCAGATAAAACTGCTTTCAGGTTTGACACTGGAGTAAATGGTGGAAATTGGACTGGATCTTCTGCAATGTCGAAGAGTGTTGCTGTTGGCGCTACATTAGGAGTTACAACTGTTTTCTCGGTTGGATTTACAAGTGCTGCAGGAGGTGTCATGACACTTTCTCTGAGTTCTACTGACACTGCAAATCTGAAACCAGGAAGATATGTATATGAAGTTTTGGTAAGTTCTGGTGCCACAATTTACAATATTATAAACGGAAATGTATTGGTAGCTGCTGGTATTGCGCCAGCACTATAAATACTTAGTATAGAGGTATATGTTTAAATGGCGCAACCAGGTACTAGACAAGAACTAATTGATTATTGCCTGAGAAAACTGGGAGCACCAGTTTTGGAAATCAACGTTGCAGAGGAGCAGATTCAAGATCTGCTTGATGATGCTCTGCAAATTTTTTATGAAAGGCATTTTGATGGTGTTCAACAAACTTATCTAAAGTATAGAGTAACTGACGATGATGTAAAAAGAGGAGAAGCACGTCCTCCAGGTGCAAGTGGAAAAGATCAAACAGGCATTACTACTTCAACTGCAGAAACAACTATTGTTGGAACTGATGTAACTTTCACATATCACGAAAATAGCAATTATTTACAAATCCCCCCCTCTGTCATTGGAATCACCAGAATTTTTCAATATGATGAATCACGTTCTGCAAGTTTTTCCAATCTCTTTAGTTTCAAATATCAATTGTTCCTAAACGATATTTACTATTTCGGTGGAACTGATTTGTTAACATACTCGATGAGTATGAGTTATCTTGAGACGATTAATTTCCTTTTGAATACTCACAAGCAAATTAGATTTAATCAAAGATCAGATAGACTTTATCTTGATGTTGATTGGACTCAGTTAAAAAAAGATGATTTTCTAATTATAGATTGTTGGAGAACAGTTGATCCTGCAGATTATGCTAGAGTTTATAATGATTCTTTTCTAAAACCATATCTTACTGCAATCATCAAACGTCAATGGGGACAGAATTTGATGAAATTTCAGGGTGTTAAACTTCCAGGTGGTGTAGAACTTAATGGTAGACAAATCTATGATGATGGCGAAAAAGATATTGAAAGAATTATGGAGAAAATGTTCAACACCTACGAACTTCCTCCTCTTGACATGATCGGCTAATGGCATTAAATCCTTTTTTCCTGCAGGGTTCTCAAGGAGAACAAAGTCTTGTTCAAGACTTGATCAACGAACAGTTGAGGATGTATGGTGTTGAGGTTTATTATATTCCTAGGCAATATGTAACACAAAATACTATTATTAGAGAAGTAATAACTTCAGAGTTTAATAATTCGTATCCTATTGAAGCATATGTTAATAATTTTGACGGATATGGAGATAATACGCAGTTGCTTTCAAAGTTCGGTATTCAAGCAACTAATGAAATTAATTTGATCATCTCTCAAGAAAGCTTTAAAGAATATATCACGCCACTGATTAGAAATCTATCAAACGTTAAACTTGCCACCAGGCCAAAAGAAGGTGATTTAATATATTTTCCGCTTGGTGATAGACTTTTTGAAATTAAATTTGTTGAGCATGAAAAACCCTTTTATCAATTACAAAAAAATTATGTTTATGAATTGTCATGTGAATTGTTCCGCTATGAAAACGAAGTTATTGATACTGATATTGAAGAAATAGATGATAATATTCAAGATCAAGGATATAATATTACCTTGACTATGGTGGGATCTGCTGTTACAACTTCTGCAATTGCGGGAATTGTAAATGGTGGAATAAGACTCATATCCCTAACAAATAGAGGTGAAAAATACACTGTTGCACCTAGAGTTGCTATTTCTTCAGCACCTTCTGGTGGGTTAAATGCAATTGGTATTTCAACGTTGCTTGGTGGACTCACCAATGAGAGTGACGGAACACAGGTTGGATCAAAAGTTCAGGGTGTTCAATTACGAAATTCTGGACGTGGATATACTGTAGCACCAGGTGTTGTATTTGTACCGGAAACAGGTGTGGGAGCAGCTGCGACTACTATTATTGCTGATGGTGTTGTAGGAGTTAACACAATTTCTGAGGGTGGATCCGGGTACACTAGTGCTCCAATTGTTACATTCTCAACACCGAAACATGTCGGAGCTGCTGCTACTGCAGTGCTCGACACACCAATTGTAGGAAATGGTGTAAGTATTGTCTCTGCTCCTATTAGCATTGGTGCGTCTGCTTTCTTATTCCCTGGAGGTACTACTGGTGGAGTATTCTATAAAACTGTACCAACAGTAACATTTTCTGAGCCAACTGGATCTTCAGAGGTGGCAACTGCAGTTGCAACTATTACTGATTTTGAAACAACTGGGGGAAATGTTGCTACTCTTGCTTTAACGGATGGTGGTAGATTTTATACATCTGCACCTATTGTATCAATCTCTCCTCCATCTAGTAGTACAGCTGCTGCAACCATTGGAATAGCAGGATCATCACTAAACCCTTCTTCATTAGCGTTTAGCACCACTGGAAGGGCATACACTTCTTCTCTGAGTGCTCTCATTGGGTTAGGAACAGGAACTGTTACTCCATATCAAACTGCTGTTGGTATCGCAACTATTAATCCCATTACGGGTATTATAACGGGACTTTCTTTCAATCCTGCAGATCCATGGGCTGTTGGTAGTGGAGCTACCATTGGTATTGGTTACACTGTTACACCAGTCATAAGCTTCACATCACCATCTCCAGTTACTGCTACAGCAACTGTTTCAGTTTCTGCTGCCGGAACAGTAAATTCAATAAGCATTGCTAACAGTGGATTTGGATATATTAATTCCATACCAACTGTTACAATTGCAGCGTCTGCAGGAATTAATACTGAATTTATAGCGACTGGTATTGCTACCATGAGATTTGATTCTATCAAAACAGTTGGTACTATATCTACTGAATCAAATCAAATTACTGGCATATCAACAGTTGGTGTTATTGCTGGAGATAGAGTTCGTCTTACCTTCCATCATGACGATAATATTGTTTCAAACAACTTTATTTCTACAACAACATATGTCTCTTCTATTGGTGTCGGAACTATATTCCTTTCAGAAGATTCAACAAGTGTAGGAATTGCTACAACATCATTTGAATTTGGTATAGATCAATGTGGAATTGTAACTGGAATTCTAATTCAAAATGGTGGAGGTGGATATTTAACACCTCCTACTGTAACAATATCTAATGATCCTTCAGAGAAAAACTATGTTGAATTGATAGTTGGAGTTCATACCGCAAGAGGTGTATCTGCCATAAATGCTGGTATTGTTACAGAGATAAGATTAATTGATGGTGGTGCAAAATATATTATCCCACCAACAATCACTGTTGGATCTCCAATAGGTGTTGGAACCGGATCATATGAGTACAATGAAGTAATTACTGGATCTGTAAGTGGAACAAATGCACATGTTAATTCTTGGGATGCTACAACAAATACTCTAGAATTGAAGATTATTTCTGGATCATTCAGCGTTGGAGAAACATTATTAGGATCAGCTAGTGGTGCAAGCAGAGTTGTTCTTACAATTAACACAGACGATGTTATTGATCCATATACTGACAATGATAACATTCAAAATGAAGCGAATGCTATCTTAGATTTTACCGAAGTCAATCCTTTTGGTACTCCATAGTATAAATACTAACTAAGGATTAAGATTTACCATGTTTGAGTATTTTTATCACGAAATTTTAAGAAAGACAATTATTGCTTTCGGTACTCTTTTTAATGGTATTGAAATCAAGCACACTGATTCGTCTGATGATGTGACTGAGGTTATCAAAGTACCTCTTGCATATGGACCTACTCAAAAGTTTTTAGCAAGACTGGAGCAGTCTGCAGAGTTGAGTAAGTCAACTCAAATTTCTCTTCCAAGAATGTCATTTGAATTTGTTGGATTACAATACGACAGTTCTAGAAAAGTAACAACAACTCAAACATTTGTTACTACGGATACAGATGACAAAACTGAGGTAAAAAAAGCATACATGCCAGTGCCATATAATATGGCATTTGAGTTAACTGTTTACACTAAATTGAACGACGACATGCTTCAGATCGTCGAGCAAATTCTTCCATATTTTCAACCAGCATATAATTTATCAGTCAATCTGGTTAAAGAGGTTGGAGAAAAGAGAGATATTCCCGTTGTCATCGAAAGCATTACAATGCAAGATGATTATGAGGGAGATTTTACTACTAGAAGATCTTTATATTATACAGTCAGATTCACTGCAAAAACATATCTGTTTGGCCCTGTTTCTTCTGCAAGCAAAGATCTCATCAAAAAGGTTCGCGTCGGATATGTCGAAGGTGGAGATACAAAAACTCCTACAAGAGACGTTACTTATTCTGTCGTTCCCAGGGCAGTCAAAAACTACACAGGAGATGAGATTACAACACTCTCTCAAGATGTTGGTGATTCAGCAAAATATCTTGAAGTTGCAGATACCTCTGGAATTTCTGATGCAAGTTACATTGTTATCGACAATGAGCAGATGTATATCCTTGAGATTATCTCTGGAACTAAACTCAAGGTTGAGAGAGGAACGGATGACACAACAAAGGCAAGTCACGTCTCTGGAACTGGTATCGGACTGATTACTGCTGCAGATAATGCTTTAATCGAAGTCGGAGACGACTTTGGTTTTGATGGAGAAGTATTCTAATGATTAAAATGACAAAAAAGTTTGACGATTTAAACGATACCTTCAATGTTGAAGGTGAAGTAGTTTCTACTGAGATTCAAGAAGTTAAATCTGAAAACTTAACTCCAACAAAACCTCAAAGTGATGACATCACAAAAGATTACGAATATACAAGAGGTAATCTTTACAGTATAATTGAAAAGGGGCAAGAAGCAATTAATGGTATTCTTGAACTTGCTCAAGAAAGTGAAATGCCTAGAGCATATGAAGTTGCTGGACAGTTGATCAAAAACGTTGCAGATGCAACCGATAAGTTGCTTGATTTGCAAAAGAAATTGAAAGATGTAAACGAAGAAAAAGAAACAAAAGGGCCCTCTACTGTCAATAATGCACTTTTTGTTGGATCTACAGCAGAACTTGCAAAAATGCTAAAAGACGGACTTAAGGAAGATACTAAATAAACACAGGAGAGAAATCCTACAGTAGTATTTACTAATAACCCTTGTCTAATGACGGAAGATAATAAAAATCTACCTTCTATTAATGATTTTACCGACTCTGGAGAGGATTTACCTTCCGTAAAAGAGTTTATGGTGGAGGAGTCTCTGCCATCAGTAGAAGATTATATAGAGACTGAAGAAGAAGAGATAGAAGAAGAAACAACAGAGGAACCTGCAGAAACAGCAGAGGATCTTACAGAAGTATTACGTTTAATCAGCGACGTAAGAAGGGATATCCCTGATATTCCTGAAATTAAGTATTACGACAAAGAATTAGAGCAACTTGCTGAGCAGATCTCTCAAGTCAGAAATGAGATCCCAGAAGTTCCAGAAGTAAGATATTACGAGAAAGAAGTAGAAGCAATCTGTGAGCAGATTGATCTTGTCAGATCAGAAATTAAAGATCTGCCAGAAGTCAAGTATTATGATGAGCAAGTCGATGCTATTGAAGATAGAATTGACAATCTTCAGACTGAGGTAGCAAATCTTCATGAAGTCAAGTATTATGACGATGAAATCGTTGCAATCTGTGAGGCAATTGACAAAATTAGAGCGGAGATTCCAACTTTCCCTAAATGGGTAAATGAAGTAAATGAAGTTCCCGACTTCTCTTGGATTGGCAAGACTTTCAGTGTCATTGATGACGATTTCATCAAAATCAACGATGTTGTTGAAAACTTAAAGACAAGATTTTCTACTGATTTTGATACGTTAGCAGAAAGATTTGAAACTACTGATTTTAACACTAATGTTAATATCAATAGTAAGGCTGAGAAAATCAATCAAAGAATTGATGAAGAGAAGAAAAAGATTTGGAAAGAACTTAGTGATGCATCTTTGAAAATCTGGGAGCATCACAAAACTTTTAAAGATGATGATAGAAAGTTAAAGAAACAAATTCTTGGAGAATACAATAAATTAAAGAATTCTCTCAATAAGTCTATTAAAGAGAGCACGGAACAGAATGTAAAGACTGATGAGTTACTTCTCAAATATTTTAGTGAACTAAAAGAAGAAATTACGGGACTTCCTGAAGTCAAATATTATGATGAGGATATTAGTAATGTAAAAGGTGAAATTAAAGCACTACAAAAAATTGTAGAGGAGATTAAATCATCTCAAAAGGGTTTTAATGAAGAATTAAAGCAACTAAATGAAGTTGCACTTGAAGAACCTCATGATGTACCTCAAAGTGTTGGCGGGCCGCAAGATCCTTTAACACCTATCGATCAGAAGTTTGCTACTTTTAAAGATTTAAAACAGCACTATCAAATCTTCATCAATAGAATTCAATCTCAACTGTCTGCTGTAGGTGGCGGCGGCGCTGGACGCATTCCAGATTTGGATGACGTTGAATTTGATGCTGGCATTGGCACTGGAAAACTCCTTATTTTCAATGGAGCAAAGTGGGTTGGTATTGCTAGCACCGCTCTTGGTGGTGGTGGCGGCGGTGGCGGTATTGGTACTGAAGGAAGTATCAATACTACGGGTATTATTACCGCTGCTGCTCTTGATACCGATTTTATTACAGGTATTGCTGCAACATTCTCAGGTAATGTCACTGTCGGCGGTACGATTACATATCAAGATGTAAGACACATTGATGCTGTCGGTATTATTACAGCACAGCAAGGTATTCAAGTTCTAGCAAATGGACTTGATATCACTGGAGTTGGAACATTTGTCGGAACGTCTGGCACAACAATCATAGGTGGTGTAGGAAATACAGCACTATACGTTGATGGTAATGCCAGAGTTGTTGGTATATTTACTGTTGGTAGAGCATCTATTACAATTGATGGTGATAATGATATTATTAGTATTGGTAATACAGTAACCATTACTGATTCCTATATTAATATTGGCGCAGGGGTATCTATTAGTGCATTTGCTTCAGGTATTAACTCTGCTCCTAATGTATTGTATGTGGCTAAAGATGGTATAGACACTAATAACGGTACTTCCATTGATAATGCATTTTTGACTATCGGCGGAGCAGTTGGTGCAGCTACCTCTGGTTACACTATTAAGGTTTTATCTGGCAATTATCAAGAATCTAACCCTATCGAAGTTCCTGCTTTTGTTTCTATTGTTGGTGATGATCAAAGAAGCGTAAAGGTTAGTGGAACTATTACTCATAAAGATATATTCTCCGTGAGAAAGGGAGTCAAGTTGGCAAATATGACATTCCAGAATCATGTAGCACCTGCAGCGGCAGTGGGATTCCCCACTGGAGAGATTGCAGAAAACGTAGGTGGTGGAAGATGGAAAGGACCTTACATTCAAAATTGTACCAGTAGTACTACAACTGGAACGGGCATTAGAATCGATGGGAATCAAGCAAGACTATTAAAAGCAATGAATGTAGATGCCTTCACTCAATATAATGAGGGGGGTGTAGGTGTTGCTGTTACTAATGGGGGATTTGCCCAATTAGTATCTCTCTTCACTATTTGTTGCAATGAAGCGGTTACTTGTGATAAAGGAGGACAAGCAGATATTGCTAACAGTAACTGTAGTTTTGGTACTTATGGATTAGTGGCTAGAGGAGTTAATGATTTACAATATTCAGGTATCGTCACTTCTTCTGCATCTGCTGCTCAAGATAATATTGTCCTTAATATAACCAACACCAATCCTAGTTACAATATCAGTGGTGTCGATTATACACATCAAACTGGAGTAGCAACGGTTACTACATCTGCTGCCCATAATTTCCAAGTAGGCATGGGAGTTACTCTTGCTGATATTGTCTTTAGTTGTAGTTATGGTAGTAAGACGTATCCTTATAGAAGGCCTTATGTATTTGAAGTAGATTCAATTCCTGCTACTACTAAATTTGTAACTAATTTAGGTATCTCTACTGTAGCGCATACTTATTCATCGGGAGGAACTGCTAGAATTGAAACTGATAGGCCTTATGATGGACAAGTATGTTATTTTGATACCCTTTATAATACAGTTGAAACTATTGCTGTGGGTTCGGGAGGGACTGGATATACCTCTACTCCTGTTGTAACTGTTGCAACTCCTGGAGGTCCTAATGGAGAAACCGCTACTGCTTATGCGACAGTAGAGAATGAATCTATTGCTTCTATTACAATTATTAGTAATGGTAGTCAATATGAATCTACTCCTACAGTGACTATTGGAGGCCCCAATGTTGGTATTAATACTGCCACCGCAACAGCAAGTATGGCTCCTATCTATTATACAATAAATAGTTCAACTCCAGTTACGGCTGGAATAACTACATTAACTCTTGATGAAAATCTCATCAACACAGTTGGGGTTGGATCTACTGCATACTTCTTTGAAGTTAGTAAGATTATTGCTAGTTCACATACATTTGAATATGTTGGAGCTGGTGATTTAATTGCTAATGCTACACCAAAACGTGGAGGTGTGACAGTTCAAGCAAATGAAGTTGTTACTGAGTCTGGGGGTAAGGTTCTTTACACCAGTACGGACCAATCAGGCAACTTCAGAATTGGTGATGATTTACAAATCAATCAAAATACAGGCACAATTAGTGGAAAATCATTCTCTAAGAGTTTGTTCTCAGAGATGACACCATTCATCCTTGCATTAAGTTAAAATGGCACAATTAGCACTGAATAGGTTTCAAACAGAAACCTTCTCTTTAACAACCAACAAAGCTACTGCGTATACTGCACCAACAGGATACACTGGTATTGTTCTGTATGCTCATGTGACGAACGTTGGAGCAGCATCGACTACATTCTCTATGTTTCACAATAGAAGTGGCACAGAGACTGAAATCGTCGTTGATGCGACTGTGCCTGCTAACGATGCATACATCCCTCTGGAGGGAAAACTTGTTATGGAGACTAGTGATACCATTACCGTCCAAGCAGCTGCAAACAGCGAACTTAAATTAATACTCAGTGTTTTGGAGACTGCTAACTAATGGGAAAACTACTTAGTACAAAGAACAGAGCACTACCTGCAGTTGATGGTTACGTCCTTAAGGGCAATACCGATGGTTCTCAATTTTGGGCATCACCAGCGACAGGCAATGTTACTACTATCAACGCAGTTTTAGTTGTTAGTGAACGTGACGATTCTTTTACAAGAGTGTCATTATCAAATTATACGTATACTGTACCAGATAGAAGTGGCGCGGAAGTTACCATTTCTGGCATGTCAGTAACCACTAGAGCAGGCTTAGAAGCCCCACTACAATCATTCATAACATCAGTATCCTAGTACAATGGCAAACAGATATCCATTAATTCTTGACAGCAGTAATAATAAAATCAAGGAACTCCCCAGTGGAGATAATCTTGATCTGACTGGTGTAGGTATTAGTAGCGTAAGCAGTGTCAGCGTAGGCACAGCGGTTACTATAGGATCCTATGGAGTTCATGCTACTGGCATTGTAACTGCCACTAATTTTGTAGGTGATGGTTCAGGAATCACTGGTATTGCAAACACCGCTTTCATTGTAGGTACTGCGGCAACATTTAGTTCTGAAGTTTTTGTAGGCACAGCGGTTACTATAGGATCCTATGGAGTTCATGCTACTGGCATTGTAACTGCTACTGGTTTTGTAGGAATTGTAACTGGTAATGTAACTGGTAATGCTGATTCAGCAACCACTCTGGAAACGGCACGTAACATCGGTGGTGTTTCTTTCGACGGTACTGGTGATATTAATCTTCCTGGTGTAAATGAATCAGGTAATCAGAATACATCAGGTACTGCTGCTGGATTAAGTGGAAGTCCAACAATAACAGTTGCCAAAGTAAATGTTGGTACTGCAGCAACGATACATCCTACAGGTGGTATAACTGCTGGAATTGTTACTGCTACAAGTTTTGTTGGCCCATTAACGGGTAATGTTACTGGTAATGCATCGGGTTCATCTGGTTCATGTACTGGTAATGCTGCTACTGCTACAATCCTTGCTACGGCACGAAATATTGGTGGTGTATCATTTGATGGTAGTGCTGCAATTAATCTTCCTGGTGTTAACGCAACTGGAACTCAAGATACCTCTGGAAACGCTGCTACTGCAACACTTGCTACGAACGCACAGGGACTTTCTGGTACTCCTGATATTGCGATTGGAGATCTTACTGCATCTGGAAACGTTTCTATTGCAGGAACTCTGACATACCAAGATGTAACCAACATGGATGTGTTGGGTATTGGTACGTTCCAACAGGGTATTCAAATTCTTGCTAATGGAGTTAATGTTACTGGTTTCTCCACGTTTAAGACTGGTGTAAACATCACTGGTGTTTGTACGGCAACTGACTTTAACTCAACATCTGATACGTCAGTTAAGAAAAATATTCAAGTAATTGAAGATCCTCTCGCATCAATCGTTAGAATTGAGGGTGTTACTTTTACATGGAAAGACACTGGCAAGAATTCTGCAGGTGTTATTGCTCAAAACTTAGAAAAAGTTCTGCCAAATCTTGTTAGCAATGGAGACTTAAAATCTGTTAACTATAACGGATTAATTGGATATCTGATTGAGGCAGTTAAGAGTCAGCAAGCACAAATTGATGAATTAAAATCTAGATTAGACTCACTCGATTCATAAATAAAAAGAAATCTCTTATTTTCATGAAAAAGTGTCCTCCAGGACAACAACAAAAGACAGGCGCTGCAAAACCCACTTATGTAAAGACTGATAGTCCTAGGAAGAAAAAAAATGAAAGAATCAACTGAGTTTGTAACTCTTCCTCTTGAGATTGAGATTCCAGATAACATTAGGGATTTCAATCTTGGATTAATGTTCCGTGAAAGTCTTGACTTTAACAAAGGAATGTTGTTTGTCTTTGATGAAGTAGGGCAAAAGTCATTTCATATGAGCGAGACAAAGATTCCTCTGGATATTGCTTTTATCACTGAGGATGGAATTGTTGATAGTATTAAAGAATTAGAACCATATGATGAAAATCCTGTGTCTTCTGACGGCAAAGTTCTGACAGCATTAGAAGTGAATCGTGGATGGTTTGCTGAGAACAACGTTGAAGTTGGAGATGAGATTGAAGTAGAACTTGATGAAGCAAAGGATAAGAAAGGAAAAGGAAGTGGTACAAAAGATGCTTGCTATCACAAAGTAAAGTCTCGTTATAGTGTAGGGCCTTCCGCATATGCATCTGGAGTACTTGTAAAGTGTCGTAAGGTAGGTGCCGCTAACTGTGGCAATAGCACCAAAAAAGAAGAGTATGAAGTTTCTAATTGGAAAGATGACTTCAAACCAACAGAGATTGAATCAACTGACATCATCACACCAGAACCTCTGCAACCAACAAAAGGCATCGGCAGTGACATGCTCGATGAGAAATGTAAGCAAATCACACAAAAACGTCGTGATACATTGAATAAGACTGAGGTTGCCGAAGCAAAGATAATTCGTCAGCAACATGGAAATATATATCGTGTATCTTTTATCTTTAGAGGTAAGTACATGATGATGAAGATCTTCTTCCCAGAGTTCTCAAGGCCTTCTAAAGAACAAGTGCAGGGTGCAATTGATAAGGTTTATCCAGGTGCTAAAGTTCAACGATTTGATATGACTCCTTATCAACCAGGAGAACCTCTGGTGATGTCTGGAATTAAAGAGGATTGGCAAAAAGAAAACCGCAAAGATAAGACTGAAGATGCAAACCGTCGTAAATCCTTTTGTTCCAGAATGAAAGGAATGAAAAAGAGATTGACTTCTGCTAAGACTGCAAGAGATCCAGATAGCAGAATCAATAAAGATCTTAGACGTTGGAATTGCTGAGTGAATTATGTTTGATGATGTATATCTTGGCAACCCCAATCTAAAAAAAGCCAACACTGCTATTGAATTTTCTCAAGATCAAGTTCTTGAGTTTATGAGATGTAAGGAAGATCCTGTTTATTTTGCAAATAACCATATTAAGATTGTTTCTCTTGATGAAGGATTAACTTCATTTAAACCTTATCATTTTCAAGAGAAGTTAATTAGAAATTTCCACGAGAATCGATTTAACATTTGTAAGATGCCCAGACAGACGGGCAAATCTACAACTGTTGTGGCGTACCTTCTTCATTATGCTGTTTTTAATGATAGTACAAATATTGGT